GGTCGGCTGGCGCGTAAAAAGGCTAGACTTTATGTTTCGTTAGGCTCCACCACTGGGCAAGGAAATGACTGATGGCAATGACACCCGGAAAGTGGTCGATTTCTGCGCTCGCCGTCGAGCTGCAAATGGACCGCAGGACCGTTGCCAAGTGCCTAAAAGACGTGGAGCCAGCAGGCAAAGAGCGCACCGCCATAGTCTATTGGCTGGCCGATGTGGTCAAGGCGATCTATGCGCCGTCCGTATCTGGCAACAACCTGGACGTCACCGCCGAAACAGCACGCCTCAAGAAATTCCAAGCAGACAAAACAGAACTCGAAGTGGAAGTGCTCAAAGGCAATCTGATGCGCGGCGAAACGGTCAAGACCGTATGGACGGACTTCATCGGCGCTTGCCGGGCGAAGCTGGTTGCTCTGCCATCTGTGGCCGCACCGCGGGTGTCCGGCCTTTCGGTGTCAGAAGTGGAAAGCGAGCTGCGCGACCTGGTGTATCCGGCTCTGGAAGAGCTGAAAGAATATGAACCAGATCACTACGGAACACATAGTGGCTCGCAGACTGATCAAGGAATCAGCGAAGAGGATGGCTCCGCCGCCGGACCTGACGGTAAGCGAGTGGGCAGACGCAAGAAGACACCTGTCAAGCGAAGCAAGCGCGGAACCGGGCCGCTGGCGGACTGACCGCGCACCGTTTCAACGCGGCATGATGGACGCAATGGCTGAGGACGGAATTCACACGGTTGTGATCATGTCATCGGCTCAAGTAGGAAAGACGGAAGTGCTCTTGAACGCAATCGGCTATTTCATGGATCAAGATCCAAGCCCGATACTCTTTCTGGCTCCGACTCTGCAAATGTCAGAGGCAACCAGCAAGGACCGCGTTGCGCCAATGGTCCGTGATACTCCTGCATTGACGGCCTTAATCAAAGATCCAAAGTCACGCGACTCTTCAAACACACTACTTCACAAGAAGTTTCCGGGGGGTCACTTAACTCTGTGCGGTGCGAACAGCCCGGCCTCGTTAGCAAGCAGGCCCATTCGCGTAGTCCTGGGCGACGAGATCGACCGTTATCCCGTTTCGGCCGGCACGGAAGGTGATCCTCTGCAACTGGCCATCAAGCGAACAACGACATTCCACAATCGCCTGACCGTGATCGCCAGCACGCCGACAGTCAAGAATGCTTCTCGCATCGAGATGGCTTTCGATGGCAGTGACCAGCGTCGGTATTACGTCCCTTGTCCACATTGCGGTGTGATGCAGCCGTTGTCCTGGTCTGGTATCAGGTGGGACAAGGACAGCAAAGGCAAATGGGACGGCGCTTCGCCATGGTACGAGTGCGACTCATGCGAGACGGCCATTGAAGAACAACACAAGACGGTCATGCTGCGTGCTGGCCGCTGGATGGCTGAGGCACACGCACCAGGTATCGCAGGATTCCACCTCAACGAGCTGTACTCTCCATGGCGCAAGTGGTCTGAGGTCGTCGCTGATTTCATGGAAGCAAAGAAAGACACCGAACTGCTGCGTGTTTTCGTGAACACCAGCCTCGGTGAAACCTTCGAAGACGATGCCGGCGAGGGCGTCGAACCATCTGGGCTGTATGCGCGTCGGGAACGCTACGCGGCGGAAGTCCCAGCTGGTGCCCTCGCTCTCGTCGCTGGCGTCGATACGCAGGACGACCGCCTAGAGGTGTCTGTTTATGGATTCGGGCAAGGCGAAGAGCAGTGGCTGATCGAGCATCAGGTGCTTTGGGGTGATCCTGCTGGAAAGGCGCTCTGGGCGTCACTTGATGACGTTTTACTCGGAGGTAAGTACCAGCATGAAAGCGGCTCAACTATGGGCATCGCCGCAACCTGTATTGACTCCGGCGGCCATCATACTAAGCGGGTTTATGAGTACGTTCGAACCAGAAAGCACAAGCGAATTTTTGCCATTAAGGGAGTGGGTGGATTCGGAAAGCCCGTTGTATCCGCACCAAGCCGCAAGCGTCATGGACGTGATCGCCGTCCGGTTGACCTCTTCACTCTGGGCGTGGACGAGATAAAGAGCCTGGTATTCGCAAGGCTGAACAACCAGGAAGCCGGGCATGGCTTTGTCCACTACCCGATTCAGGACAACATCGACGAAGAATTTTTCAACCAACTGACGGCAGAGGTCGTTGTTCACAAGATGCGTAAGGGCGTCCCTTACCGCGAGTGGAAGCAGATCCGTAAACGCAACGAAGCTCTTGATTGTGCGGTGTATGCCTACTCTGCCTTTGTTCTTTTGCGCCCGAATATGGATGCGTTAAGAGCCAAAGTTGGCACCAAAGCCAAGAAACCAGACAACGATATGCCAGAAGTGGCACCAACGACACGCACACGCAAGCCAGCTAAACAGCGCGGCGGATTTGTGAACAGGTGGAAATAATGGCACCAACTATACCAACAACTGAGCCAATTGAGTTCACCGCCGGTAACACGGTTAAGTGGACAAAGACGCTGGCTGATTTCCCGGCAAGCGATAGCTGGATTCTGTCGTATGCGTTCGTGAATTCGGCCGGGACGTTCAGTGAGTCAACATCGACAGCCGACGGCGACGACCACGCCATAGTCATTACAGCAGCCGACAGTGCATCTATCGCTGCTGGCGACTACCGGTGGCAGGCCTACGCAACATTGGGCACTGAGCGATTCCCGGTCGGCTCCGGCGCAACAACGGTTAAGTCCGACTTCGCTGTTACCGGCGCAACGGACGGCAGGAGCCACGTCAAGACTGTCCTGGATGCAATCGAGGCGGTTCTTGAAGGCAGGGCGACAAGCGACCAATCCAGCATCAGCTTAAACGGCAGATCAATTGCCAAGCTCACACCGGCTGAGTTAATGGAATTTCGCGCTTTTTATAAAGCGGAGTATGTAAGCGAGGTCAAGGCAGAGCGCATCGCCGCCGGCCTCGGTCATCGCGGCAAAGTCCGCATTCGGTTCTTGGATTAAGGCGGCATCATGGGGCTGTTTGACATTTTTAAGAGGCACAAGAGGCCAGCACGGAGGACATATCAGTCATTCCGTGGCTTCAGCGCCGCCAAGAGTGACCGCCTTTTCGCTGGCTGGTCAACAACCGGCGAAAGTATTGACACAGACATCAAGGAAGGCCTTGCTTCTTTGCGCTCAAGGAGTCGTGACCAGTTCCTGAACAACGACTTTGCTCGCAGATATGTCGAGATGGTCCGATCCAACATCGTCGGACCGAAGGGTGTCGTGTTCCAATCGGCTGTGATCGACAACAACGGAACCGTTGACCGCCACGCCTGCGACTCAATCGAGGCCGCCTTTGCTGAGTGGTCACGTCCCGAGAATTGCGACCTTGAGGAATCAATCTGCTGGAAAGAGAAGCAACGTCAGGCGGCCGGGACCGTCGCCATTGACGGCGAGCTGCTTATCAGGACATACATCGGCAGCTCATATGGCAAATACGGGTTCATGGTCCAGCATCTTGACGCGGCTTTATTGGACGAGCAGCACAACCTGGTGCTGCCCGCCGGTGGATTTATACGCATGGGCATTGAATACGATGAACGCAAGCGTGTCGTTGCGTACCATTTGCTTGTGAATAGTGAGTCCTACGCTAACTCCACATTTAACGGAAAGCGTTACACGCGAGTTCCTGCAAGTGAAATCATTCATTTGTTCGACCCTATCCAAACAGGGCAGTCTCGCGGGTATCCCTGGCTGTCTACCGGCCTCGGAAGCCTTAAGATGTTGGACGCATACTTCGAGGCCGCTCTTACCGCCGCACGAGCTGGCGCAGCTAAAATGGGGTTCATCCAAAGTGCTGACGGTGCAAGCTATGACGGTGACGACACCGACACCGACGGCTCAGTCATCAGCGATTTTGAATCAGGAATCATTGAACAGTTACCTGATGGCATGAACTTCCAGGCATTCGATCCACGGTATCCACACGAGCAATTCGACAGCTTTACCAAGGTGTTCCTGCAACGGCTGGCCTCAGGCGGCGGCGTTAGTTACAGCGGCATCTCAGGCGATCTCGAAGGCGTTAATTATAGCAGCATCCGCGCTGGTGTCCTTGAAGAGCGCGAGATGTGGAAAGCACGACAAGAGTGGTTCATTGAAGGCTACTGTCGTCCGATCTTTGACCGCTGGCTGTCCGCCGCTTTACTGCTCGGCGAGATCAAGGTATTCGGAAAGTCTCTGCCGCCCGACAAGCAGGAGAAGTTCAGCCGCGCTACCTGGCAAGGTCGCCGGTGGGCGTGGGTTGATCCTCAGAAGGACACCAACAGCAACGTGACACAGATCGAGAACACGCTGACCACAGTGTCGGCAGTGATCCGCGAGCAGGGCCGTGATCCAGACGAAGTATTCCAGGAACGAGCGAAGGAAAAGGCCAGGCTTCAAGAGCTTGGATTAACTGAAAAGGAGGTGGTCGGCAGTGAATAAGATTGACGATCTCACCCGCGACCTAAAGAACAAGCCGCAATACCGCGCCTTCAAGGTTGAGCGTGAGGCAATCGACACCGAAGCGCGGACCGCGTGGCTGGCTTTCTCAAGTGAAACCGAGTACGAACGCTACTTCGGCATTGAGGTCCTTGACCACGACACGAAATCAATTCGCCTGGAACGCATGGCAGACAGTGCCGCATTCCTGGTGAACCACAATACGGATGATCAAGTAGGCGTCATTGATAAGGTTGAAATCGGCAAAGATCGCGTTGGTCGCGCTCTTGTTCGCTTTGGTAAAAGTGAGCGGGCCGAGGAAATCTGGCAGGACGTTGTTGATGGAATTCGAAAGCACGTTTCGGTTGGCTATTTCGTGCATGACGTGGTGATGGATAAAAAGGTCAAGGACGGGCCTGATATCTTCCGCGTCATGGACTGGGAGCCGTTCGAAGTGAGCACAGTTCCAGTACCGGCAGACGCTACAGTTGGCGTTGGTCGGAGTGTTGAAATTGAAGAAACACCGGACATTGAGCCGGAAGAAAAAAAGGAGCCAATCATGGCCGAAGAAAAGAAAGTTAATGTTCCCGTTGTGGACATTGACAAAGTGACCGCCGAGGCCCGCAAAGCCGAGCAGACCCGTATCCGCGAAATCACCTTCCTGGGTGACAAACACAACCAGAAGGATCTCGCCAGCGAGTTTGCCAACAGCGAGCGCTCCGTTGACGATTTCCGCGCTGCCGTGTTGGAAAAAATGGGCGAACTCAAGAAAGTGGACGCCACTCCTGACATCGGATTGACCCGGAAAGAATCTCAAAGCTTCTCCTTCCAGCGGGCAATCGCTGCAATGGTTGACCCCACTGACCGCAAAGCACAAGAAGCTGCTGGCTTTGAGCGCGAATGCTCTGACGCTGTAGCCCTGAAGCTGGGTAAATCCCCGACGGGTATCTTCGTGCCTTACGACGCGATGAAACGCGACCACGTTGTCGGAACCGACAATGTTGGTGGCTACCTGGTTGGAACCGATCACCAGCCGCAGGCTTTCATCGACGTTCTCCGGAACCGGATGAT